AAATCACATTACGAAAGGGATAATAACAAATGAATAAAGTTTTTATTGGCACGCCGTGTTATGGTGGCATGATAACTGCTGACTATTTTAAAAGCTGTATGCAACTTGTGGCTTTGGCTGCAAGTGAAAAAATAGAACTACAGTTTGGAACAATTGGTAATGAGTCATTAATTACTAGAGCTAGAAATACACTAGTACAATTATTTATGGATGGTGATTACACACATCTTTTGTTCATAGATGCTGATTTAGCTTTCAATCCAGAGTCAGTTATTAGAATGCTGCAGTTTAATAAAGATGTGGTGACAGGAGTGTATCCTAGAAAAACTATTGACTGGATAAAAGTAAAGAAAAGATTGAAAGAAAATCCAGAGATGTCTGAGGATGAGCTGCTAGCTTCATCTTTGCAATATAATTTAAATGTAAAAAATCCTGATAAAATAGAAGTGCAAGAGGGATTTATTGAAGTTATGGATGGTGCAACAGGTTTTATGTTAATTAAAAGAAACGTATTTGAAAGAATGGCAACTACATACCCTGAGTTAAAATTTATACCAGATCAACATATAAATCAATCTCATGATAAAGAGTTTGACTATCACAAAACATCTAAATGGAACTACACATTTTTTGATACCATGATAGAGCCTCGAAGCAAAAGATATTTGTCTGAGGATTATGCTTTTTGCCGCTTATGGCAAAACATGGGCGGTAAAATATATTCTGATATATTAAGTGGTATGACTCACTATGGAAATTATTCTTTTAGAGGTAATGTAGCAACTCAATTTAAAACAAAATGAAAAAATATTATATTCTTGATAACATTATTAACAAAACAGAAAATTTTAAAATTTATAATAATTTAGTAAACACACCTTTGTGGACTTTAAATAGATCTTCAACTGATACAAATGATTTAGAATTATCTATTAATAATTTTCCAGGTATGCTTGTAGAACAAGAAGGACAAATTTATAGCCCTTACTTGTCTGGATACTTTCAATGTTTAACAGGTATGATTAAATCTGCATTTCAAGAACAATATAATTTTGACTTACCAGATAATATTTTTAGAATTCACCTAGGGGCAAAAAATAATAAAAGCGAAACACTTTTTCACTTAGATATGAAAGACACTCAATCGTGGACAATACTTGGGTTTTTGACTCCTGTCTGGAAAGCAGAATACGGAGGGCAGATAAACATAGAGGGTGAAGAGATAGAATATAAGCCAGGTAGGTTTATTGTTTTTAAGTCTAATATCCTACATAACGGAGGTTTTGTGGCTAGCAACAATTTAGATTATTGGAGAATAAGTCTAAATATAATTTTAAATTAAGGTTTAATTTTTGTAGAATATGTTTAAAATAATGCGCCATGCAATTAGTTGATCTCAAATTTCGCCCTGGCATTGATAAACAAGATACGGCTTATTCTGCTGGAGATGAGCGTAAATACGTTGATTCGGATTTTGTAAGGTTTCATTATGGTAAACCAGAAAGATGGGGCGGATGGGTAAATTTACCTAATCCTAACGTAACAGTGGTTGGTGCTGTTAGAGATACACACTCTTGGATTGGATTAGATGGCACAAGATATTTAGGTCTTGGGACGGACAGAAAATTATACATTTTTTCTGAGGGTAAGGTTTATGATATTACACCAATAAGAAGAACCGCTAGTCTTTCAAATCCTTTTGCCACATCAAGTGGATCCGCAACAGTAACAGTTACTGATAATGCACATCAAGCTGAGGTCGGGGCTTTCGTAACTTTTGATAACGGCTCTGCTACTAACGTGGTAGATGGCATAGATTTTAACGCTGAGTTTGAAATATTAACTGTTCCATCAAGCAATACTTATACAATAAATGCAGGTACAAATGCATCAGGTACAACAGCGGCAGGTGGTGGTTCTACAGATGCAAGCTATCAAATAAATCCTGGTCCAACATCTTCAACATATGGATATGGTTGGGGCACTGAGACGTGGGGAGCTAGCACATGGGATACACCAAGATCGTCATCTAACGTAGTAGTTGCAGCGAGAAATTGGTCACTTGACAATTTTGGTGAAGATTTAATCGCAACTGTTTTAGACGGTGGCACATTTATTTGGGATACTTCTGGTGGTTTAGCTTCCAGAGCAACAGCTTTATCAAATGCTCCTACTGCATCAAGATTTAGTTTGGTATCCACTGACACAAGACATTTATTAATTTTTGGAACCGAAACAACTATTGGCAATACAGCCACTCAAGATGATCTGTTATTAAGATTTTCAGATAGAGAAGACGCTACAGATTATACGCCCGTTGCTACTAATGAAGCAGGTTCCCTACGTATATCTGATGGTTCTAGAATAGTTGGCGCTGTAAAATCATCAGGCCAAATTCTTATTTGGACCGACACATCATTACACGGATTACAATTTGTTGGAACTCCTTTTACTTTTGGTTTGCGTCAATTAGGAGCGAATGCTGGTTTAATAGCTCAACACGCTGCAATAGAAGTTAACGGTGTGGCTTATTGGATGTCAGATAATGCTTTCTATCTTTTTGATGGTGTTGTTAAAAAAATGCCTTGCTCTGTTCAAGATTATGTTTTTGATGATTTAAGTTACACAAATAAAAACGACATTGCTGTTGGTTTAAATACAGCCTATAATGAAATTATTTGGTATTATCCATCTTCAAATGCTTCACAAATAGATAGAGCTGTAGCCTACAATTACTTGGAGGGAACTTGGTATACAATAAATTTAGCAAGGACCACATGGTTAGGTGCTTATGTTTATGAAAAACCAATAGCGACAGAATATGATTCTACAGCAACTGCTAACGCGACAACTATATTAGGACTTACTGCAGGAGCGTCTTCAATTTACGAACATGAATCAGGAAACAATCAAGCAGATGGCACAGCCATAACTGCATTTTTAGAAACTGGATCTGTAGAAATAGCAGATGGTGATCAACTCATGTCTGTAAGCAAACTCGTACCTGATTTTGATAATCTTGCAAACACTATGACTGCTAGGTTGACTTTGGAACAATATCCTCAATCTGCAGCTAATGTAACAACTAGTGGGACTATCACTAGCACTACGGAAAAAATAAGTGTAAGAGGACGAGGTAGAGCTGTAAAAATACGATACACAACTAATACCGTAGATGATACACCTTGGAGATTAGGCTCACAAAAATTAGAGATTAGAGCTGACGGAAGACGTTGATATATATCAAAGATAAAAGCATAACAGAAGTAGATTTAAAAAAATTAGAAGTTTTTAAGACTCATCCATTTTATCTATGGGGTGATAAAAACAGTGAAATACGTTGTGTAAATATTGCAACAGATCATCATATACCACTGAAAATTCAAAGTTATGTTTCTCACGACTGTAAATATAAAAATATAGAATTAGCTGAAATAATTACATATCCAACTGGAGTTTCTAAAAATTTTCATTTTGACACGCAAAGAGACAGCACAACTGGGACCTCTGTAACATTCTTAAATGATGATTTTATAGGGGGTGAGCCTGTAATAGAGGGTATAAAAATAACACCGATAACAGGTAGAACTTATTTTATAGATGGAAAAATGTATAAACACGGGGTATTAAATGTTATAAAAGGTTCAAGACAAACTTTAACAATATGGTACAATAATGGCTAAAATAACAATAACTAGATTACCAAACGCAACACCAGAGTATGATCCTGCTCAGTTTGACCAGATGATAAGATTATTAGATCAATTAATATTATTGTTAAATACTAACTACCAACAAGATTTAAAACAAGAGCAAGAGTCGGAGGCTTTTTTCATTGGCTAATACGTTTAAAAGTGCAATGGTTGACATGACATCTACAGATTTGACAACCATATTAACGGTGCCTACTGCCAATCCTGGTGCAACACCACCTGTGCCTCCTACGACTGATGTTGTAAAATCAATTTTAATTTGTAACGATTCAGGTAGCACTACGCTTGTAGACCTAGAGGTAGTTAGATCTTCTGCTACCTTTGAATTGTTTAAAGCTAAAAGTGTAGCTACAAACACCACTACGGAATTGTTATCACAACCTCTCGTATTGCAAGAGTCTGACGTATTAAAAGCACAAGCTAACGCTGCTAATCAAGTTCATATAATTGTGAGTTTTATGGAGGTCACAAAAGGTCAACTTTAGAAAGGTATATTATGGATTTACAATCATTATTTATAACCCCTGTAATGATCACGGAGGTTAAGGGCCACGGTCATTTAATCGACAGATTATATGAGTTAAAAGCAGAGGATGAAAAAGGAATGCCTCGGTCAAACGTAGGAGGGTGGCATAGTCATGATGAACTTTATAAAGACGAGGAATTTAGAAGCACCGTGGGTGATATTTTATACAAAGCAAAAGAATGCTTTAACCATTTAGATGTACAAGATAAATATGTTCCAGAAATGACGGGTTTGTGGGGCATGATAAATCCACCAGGATCTAGGAATAATATACACACACATCCATACAATTACCTATCTGGAGTATACTATCTTAAAGTGCCCTCTAAAAGCGGTAATTTAGTGTTTCTAGAGCCTAAACCACAAGCAGAGGTGTTATCACCTCCAAAGAAAAAAGACGCCTCTATACACCTAGCTCATAGCGTTGATTATGAACCAAAAGAGAATTCCTTGATTTTTTTTCCATCATGGTTACAACATGAGGTTAAAATAAATACCTCTAATGAAGATAGAGTTATTTTAAGTTTTAATATAAACTGGAGTAAAAATGCCGATAATTAAAAACGCAGAACAAATAGGTACTATGACTCTTGAGGATGGTAGAGTCATACCAAAATATAATGTCAAGACAGAAACGACCTTAACCAATATTGATACAGGTCAAGAGTACGAGAGTGAAGAGGCTATGCAAGCTGACATAGATGATCCAAACACTTCGACAACTGCAGATAAAATTAAAAGAGATGTCAAAGTATTTGCTCCATCATTAAAAGATATGTTAGGTCAGACTCCTAAATAGTGTCAAAAATATTTGTTCAAGAAAATTTTTTTGATAAACAAATATACGAAGACATTGTAAATCAAATGATTAATACTGAATATGATCCACCAAGCGTGGATTATAGAAAAGCTCTTGAGGGATCTTTTTGGCACAAACATGAATTACCTCAGGGCTGTGAATTACAAACAGAAATAAAAAAATTAATAAAAAATTATTTTAATCATGAAGTAAAAGAGTTTGTCTCTCCCACACTTTACACTATGGTTGGGGCCTCTGATAAACCTAGACCTCATGTTGATGAGGCAGGTAAACCAGAATTCCAATGTATAATCTACATGCACGGACCTGAATCGATTAATAATGGCACT